CACCGAATCCGCTGGTGCGGCTGGTCCACGTGATCGCATCGGAGGATGTGAAGAGGCGGCCATTATTTCCGACAACCACCCAGAGTCCATTTGCATATGCAAGCTTATTCAGAGTTACGCCGGTGGCTGCCCGGCTGACCCATGTGACGGCATCCCCCGACGTAAATATCCTCCCGGTAGCCCCCGCAATCACGCAAGTATCGGCGCTTGTCGCGATTGCGTTGATATCTCCGGTAAATCCAGTCGTCCTGCTCGTCCACGTAACATAGTCGCTGGATGTGGCTAGTCGGGCGGAGCTTCCGCCAATGATGCCTACCGTCGACATGACGACAGCGCCTCCCCAAGATCGCTGATGACGGGGCTCCAATCACCCTGCTTCCGTTGACGAAAAACACGCATGGTCGGATACCACGTCGTTCGATCACCATAATGCGGCCACCACCGCCAGCATGATGCTGCGGGGAGCGCCAGGTACACCGGCAGGTGCATCGCCCCCGCTACGTGAGCCGGTGCTGTATCAACCGTGACGATCGCGTCCATCTCCGCCATGAGGGCGGCCGTAGCGGACCAATCAGTCAAGTACCCCGAGAGATCGGTAACAAACGCTTCCAATCCACTCTCACGCAATTCTGATCTGCGATCGTCTTGCTGCAAGCTGTAGAAGTCAGCGTCCACTCTCCGAACCAGCGGCAGCAACTCGGAGATCGGCATGGATCGCCACCGATCCTGGGCGTACATCGGCTTGCCGCCCCAGACCAGGCCAATCTTGCGCCGGCCGTTCTTCGGCAATATGGGCTTCCGTAGGGGAGCAAACAGGTACTGTTCGCCGGATAGGCTGGACGGGTGCACGTCGAGATGCGCCGCCACCGTCAGCATGGGAACTTTGTAGTCGACGCGCTCGTCAGGGATATCGCGCACAGAAATATATTCGTCAGCCAGGTTAGCCAGCTGGAATAGCTCGAGCGCGCTGGCCGCTGCCGATAAAATTACTCTGGCCCCCATGCGCCGCAGGCGCGGCAGAAACCGCACAAACTGAAACGTGTCGCCGTAGCCTTGCTCATGCAATACTGCGATAGTCTTGCCGTCCAGCGGCTCTCCCCGCCATTCAGGAACATCGGAGTGCATGTACGGGTGTGCCTTCAGAACACCCCACCGTATCTGGTTGTCGATCAATCCCTCTTGATAGCGGCCGGCTCCGAGCAGAGAAACCGACCGCTCATCAATCAGCGTCATGTCCCCCGGCAGCAATTGCAGCGCACGATCGTAGGCCGCGACTGATTCCGCAAAGCGTAGTTGTGAATATAGCGCCAATCCGAGAAATCGCAGGGCGCCGGGAGTCTCCTCGACTCGCAGCGACCGCAGAATAGCTTCTTCGCTCTCAACAAAGCGGCCAACAATGCCGTACAGACACCCGAGCGCCGCGAGTCGCTCAGCCAGCATTGTAGCTGGTGCGCAATCTACCGCAGCAGCCGCTACCTCGATCGCCACTTCAGCTCGGTTTGTCCCGGAAAAAATCACCGCTAGGTTTGCGTAGGCTTCGCAGCAATTTTTGTCCGCTCGAATCGCTGACAGGTAGGCATGTTGAGCGGTCAGCAGGTCGCCCTTGTGCATGGCGTTTCTGCCAATCGCGCAAAAATCCGAGTACGAATGATCGGGTGCCAACGCATCGACGGCGGACATGCTACGGCACCTCGTTAGGAATAATTCCTCCGAGTTCCTGCTCGGAATCAGTGAGGATGGCATTGAATACGGTCAGCGCCCCCTCTATTAGCGCTGAGCTGTATTCGGGCGAAAGCTCCACATCCCATCGCAGAGAGCCACCATTCAGCAGACTGATATCGATGGCGGAGATTTGCTCTCCGGCGGCGGTAGCCGCCTGCAAATTGGAAATAGCTTTCTGAACGCGGATGATTCTGCTCGCCAGCGCACCGGCAGCAAACGCCTGCTCGAGTGTCAAGGACATTGAATTTTATTCCCTATTATGCCGGGTCCGGGATTCCGATATCGAACGACGCGAGCGTAAATGTATTCCCGCTCGTCACCGCCTGAGACGACGCGAGCGACGACGCGGCGAGCAGTCTCGTATTACCAACATCGGAGACGCCGTAGTGTGATGCAGTCCCGGTGCCAGTCACCGCGCCATCAGTTACAGCGGTCGACGATACCCGGCGCCCAGTAGGGGTTCTATCCGCAGGCGCGCCGAACGCCGAGCCTGCCGCGCCGTGATCCTTGTTGCCGAGCGTGTAAGTGCTAGTCGCCTCGGTGTAGGTCGCCGGCTCCTGCGAGCAGATGTCGATCCGATCAGCCTCTGTGTTGAGGATGTCTATTCCGAAGTCGAGCACTCTGTCATTCAAGTAGGCCATGGATCGCTCCTCCTCACTTCGCCAGGGCGAGGCCGGCGCTGATCGCGGCCTCTTCCGTCTCGTAGGTCCCTGCGAGCACCCAGCGCGGCTGATCGATGGTCTGCCCCCGCTTAGGTCCCTGCGTCATCTTGATAGTATCTACCTTGTCAAGACTATAGAGATAGTAGGCGCGCGCCGGTGACCGCCAGTCCACATAATCCATAATCTCGCCGAGCACGATTGGCTTGCCGAGCGCGTCAGGCGCGCCGACTTGATAATGCCCGGCGGTGACGTCGTTGGACAGCAGCTCCTCGGTAGCTATTCCGCGGCGGCGGACCGGCCCGGCCTCGATGCGCACTGCATCACCGATCTCGATCATCATCGCTCCATTACGCCTGAAATCCATCTTCTTAATCTCCCTATATTTTGAACCAGAGATCGCCGTCTGCGCCGCCAGACGGATCAGACGCACTGATCGTGATCATGCGGCTATCCGTTAGCAGACGGAAGTTTGTACCGTCGTACCGCATGACCGCCATCCTCCCGGACACCAGCGCATTCGCGGCGAGTGCATTACCACCTTTGTCTACAATCGATTTGACGCCCCGACTGTCGATGTTGATTGTTGTCGGGGCCGTATTATTCGCAGAGGGGATCAGCGAGAAAATCATCCCCGTTGCGTAAGACGCTATCGTCGCACCATCTGAAGCGGCGGTGATCGCATTGGCCGTCCCGGCGACGCTCGTCAACGGGGTTGCCGCGAACTCCCACAGCTTGCTCGTCTCCTCATTCACGCGGTCGGCGAACGCCGCCTCGCCAATCTCGTCGGTCGGAGAGCCCCGCGTCGGCGTCGATCGAGAAACAGTCATGCGTAATCCTCAATTCTGCAACACACCGATTTTGAGGCGGATGCCGTTGGCCGTGTAGGTCGGTGTGCCGGAGCCATTGACAATGGCAACATAGATGTCTTTTGATCCGCTCTTCGCCTGAAGGATCGCACCGATGTTCTTGATGCAGGCGACTCTCACCCCGCCTAAATCCTTATAATCGCCTGTCGCAATCGGGACGATCGCCTGCACACTCCGCGCGTTGGCGTCGCTGATCGATGGAGCTGAGTTCTCGGTTCCCCAGCTGCTCGCTATGTTGGTAAAATAAATATCAAACGCCGCTCCCTGATCGTCCTCGTCTATCACGACGATAGAATCCAGCTCGGCTAGGCCGTCTGTGACTCTGAACAGGCCGCTGACAAGCTGCGCGTCCGCGAGCAGATCGCTGGCCGTGTACTGACTCGTATTGAGTGTCATTGTCACATCGACGATCTTCATTGTCTTGCTCCGCCAGTAATAGATGTTGTCGATCGGCCATAGTTCTGGGGCCTCATCGACGAATGTCATCTGCGCAGTGAGGCCGGACTTCGGTACGATCCCGGACACCACAACGCGCTTGACCTCGGTCCCGAGTGCTCCGACCACCACTAAACAATCGGTGTCCAGGCTTCCGATGCCGGGATCGGTGAACGGCTCCGTGAATGTGATCTCCGTCTCGTCATCACCGGACGACTCAATCTCGCGGACTATGTAGCTGCCATCCTTGGCCCTAATCATCGCTCCACAGGCTCCGGACACAAAATACTTCTCCGCGGCCGCCGTGAAGTAATGCTGGCCATCATCTTCGGAAAAGAAGGCATCGCCGGTGGTTGGAACCGATCCGTCGAGCACAAGCCCAACAACGTCGCTGCCGGACAGCGTAATAGACTTGACGCGAGCAGCCCCGGCCTGTCGATTGATGATGTCATACGAGATGCCACACAGGTCGCCGCGGCGGGCAACGATCCACTCAATCGGTGCTTCACCAGAGTAAAACACGAAGCGGAGGCGCCGCTGATCGAGGTCGTACTGAACGCGGCTTCTCACCTCGCTCGACGTAACGAGCCCGTCATACGTAATTACGTCATAGTTCCCAGTATCGGAAACGCCATCGTAGAGCGCCACAATCTCGTCTGGGTCATAATTATTTTCAGCGTTTCCGAACGTCGCTCTGATGCCATCTGGCAGGCGTCCAAGCGCTGATGACCAGGAGAATCCGCGCATGTTGCGCGCAGAAAACAACTGAACTGGGGCCTCAGTCGACCGATCCCGGTCCACCATGACCGAGAACTTCTCTGCTTGGCGCGGGCGCGCTCGACCACACCCAGCGAGAACGTTGAGCACCTCCGGGACGCTCTTGCCCTCTACTACCATATTGCACTCGTAGCCGTAGCGCTCGCATCGCTCGCGCCAGTTTGCGAAGGCAATGTCGTCTAACAACTCATCCGGAACCGGCGTCACACTGAGGCTCCCCGCCAGGACATCCCGATAATGTGGCGCAGGATTCGATGTCGCGCGCAGCATATCCCACGCAGCGCCTCCGCTGCCGCCGCCTGTATAAACAGCCCAGTAGGTTGCCCAGGTAGCGCCAACTCCCGGCTCGCTCGTGCTGAGCGATGGGTGTTCCAGAGTGCAGCGGTACTGAGTTCCGTTGTGATCCACCAAATCGTTAGCGGCGTACACCTGGTACAACGCCCACGCTCCGCGATCTACCACTGTTCCGCCATCGCTCCCGGATAGATCGTAGACGAGCCCCGACGCCAAGCAGTTGAAATTTTCGATCGCGCGAGCCCGAGCCGTTAGGTGTATCTGGGTAAGCCCGGTCGTTTGTACCGGCTCATCGTTCCACACATGCGCGACACGACTAATCACAATCCGATCGTGTACGTTCTCCTGCGATCGAATCGTCTGCGGCTGCCCACCAGACGCCTGCTTAAACCGAAACAAATCAGTCAGAAATATCGCGCTGGCATCATCGGTTATGGAGTAACCGCGCGGGCGAAATGTTAGGTTATTCCACACATATGAGCAAGACCGCATGAATTGAAATTCGTACTTGGCGTCCTGCATAAACCGCGTCGGGTCAAGCCCCACGGTCAAGCTCTGCTTGTTTAGGCTACTGCTCACGCCCGCCGATGGCGGCGGCCACGAATAATCGCCATCATCGTAGAACTCCACCTCCGCGACATAGATAGTGCTCGACGCCGACGGGACCACCTCAATGAACAAGTATTGATACCGCGTGACCGCATCGGTCGCCGTGATCGTGATCTTGCTCGTAGTATCTGCAATGGAGCCGGTCGTTCCCAGCAGAGTGCCGTCGCTCGGTGACGATGGCGCCGATGTCTTACCGCGCAGATTTAGGGTGACATTGGCCGCAGTCGTGAAGCCAGCATCCGTTGACGGGTAGACATCCACATATGTCACCGAGCGCCCAAGCGGGGAGCCGGCATAGAAGTTCGCGCCGACGTAACCAGACGTTGCTGATGTCTTCGACCATCCGGTTCCGCTAGTAGAAACCGTGCTGTTGAACACGTTGTTTGCGCCCGATCCATCGCCTATCGCTGTGGCCACGCGCATTGGTACGCCAACAGTAAGCGCCTTGCGCCAGAAATCGCGCGTAGGACCGACCCCCCCGGCAGCAGTCTCAAATTTTATCCGAATCATTCTGGTGAATGATGCGGCTAGGCGCGCAGTACAATGAAACTCAGGTGCGTAGTACCAAGTCGTGCCGCCTTCCTCGCGAAAGCGCACGCGCACTGCGACCGCGAAATCAGTCCCAGCAGCTTCATCAGCATCAAGCAGTCCCTCTGGGAATACCAGAGAAAACCACGTCTCATCGCCCCCGCGCCTGATCGAGTAGCTGTGCCACTGCGGCACGTTGTCGACCACTGGAGTCTGGATGGTCATATCATCGAGATCGGCATCAACCTTGTGCTTCGATAACTCGATCGCCGGTTGATCCGTCACGGAGTAGCGCCCGACAAGCGTCGGGGCTGTTTCGTTACCATCCGTCCAGTCCGTAACCTCGGTCGACACCTCGGCTATGGTCGACAGCAGCGTGTCGCCTATCCGCAGATCAGTGACTTCGTGCATGCCGTTGAGAACGAACACGGCCTCCACGACCTCGTCGTCGCCGACCATATCAACGAGCGGACGGCACGCAAGCGGAGGGTAAACACGGCGAGTCCCAATCACGCGCGGGATCGATCCTCCGGGGGCTAGGACGTTGCCCGATAGAGATGCCGCCGACGCGCTCTCGCCGGACGTGATGCCCGGAGCAACAGCGGCGGCCTCCGGTGCAGCTAGCGCCGAGAACGACGGAGGGGGGCTGAGCGCCGCGATAGCCAGCGCGCCGCCGATCGCTATCGCCGGCCCCAGCACCTGCGCTCCGGTGATCGTCGCGGCTCCAAGCGGAAATGCCCCGAGCGTGCCAAATACGCCGAATGACACGAGAGCAGCCAGCGCCAGCACTGCGACTGTCGCCACGGTGGTCCAGATGTTCTTGCCGCTGCCCCCGCCGCCCGCGCCACCGCCTCCCCCCGAATTCCCGAGTCTGATCGCCAAGCGCACAGTGATGTCGAACCCCGACCGCGTACGCGGGCGCACCCTGCGCCACATGTGGCGGGGGACAACGTCCTCTCGCAGGAGCCGGCCGTCCTTGCTGACGCTGACGATCACCATTCCTAGCGCGCCGAAGCCGCGCGGCATGGGGCGGGCCATGGCGATAATCTCAGCGATAGTTGCCCCATCCGGGGCGACGTGCGTGCAGAGCCCTCCGAACGGGGCCTCGCTGCTGATTACTCTAGTCATGCGAATGGTGCCGATAGCATCCAAGGATGCGATTTCGAATCGACGGGTGAGACATCGGAACGCACACCGCGTTGGCACCTCTTTCGACGTGCAGCAGGTGGTCGCCGGCCACAACACCAACATGCGCCGGCAGCCTGCGGAGGCGGCCATTTTCAGTGAAGAGGCTCGACAGCAGCATCACGTCGTAATCATGTCGATCAGCTACCTCAGCCCACGGAGTCGACGATGCGCCGCGCCGGAGAAGCGTTGCAAACGCCCTCAGATCGGCGCTGGTCACGGTATCGTCGCGGTGCAGTTCGATCCCGAGGCAGTCTCGGTACACGAGCCAAACGAGGCCCCAGCAATGGACGCCGCGCCGGTCGTGCCCGCGCTCGCGGTAAGGCAGACCAATATAATGTTCGACCCATCTGGGCGGTCCGCTCACCGAACGAACAGCCCCGGCAGGCGGCCCTTGGTCGATCGCACGAACGGCCATGGGTCGGATGAAAGGTCGTAAGATGTCAGCGTGCCAGCGACAACCGCGCCGTCGTGAGATACTTCGCGCAAGTACAGATTATCCATCGTCATCTCGGCGACCGGCGTTGTGACGGGGTTGCGCGCGTTGTCAGCGTCTACTGCGTCAGAGAAATCCGACAGCTTAAGTAGCTCCAACTTGACCATGGGGGGCGAGCGCAGCCCGATGAGTACGCGTCCAATCTTATTCTCTACGTCTACTAGAGACACCCTCCCGCGCGGCGGGCGCTCATCATCTGTTATGATCTGAAACTGAAATGGCATCCCCTGGAAGATGGTTCCGCCGTAGCGGTAGTTCACGACGCGGCCGTTCTTGGTAGACGCCCCGCCATCGTCCTCGGAGACGACGTATATCGGACCTGCTAGATCAGCGTGCGTCACAGTCGCGAAGCACAGCACGACCTCACCAGAGGCCGACATCTCAATTTCATCCAGCAGCGCGGCACTAATGGGGCGCCCGACGCCGCGGGGCAGCCCCATCGGAGGCGATTCCGGAGTTGGGCCGCCTGGCACCCCGAGAACCGGGGCATCCAGGACCGGCTCACCAGCCGCTATGGCCGTCGCTGTCAGAGAATATCCAGAGCCGGGGAACGTCCACCCGAAATTGTTGCCCGAATCGATGGAGTTCGCGCCGGGGTTCCATGTCGCGCCGCCCGATGCGCTGCTGTCCTTGATGTCAAGATAATTGCGGGTGACAGTCCCGGATGCCTTGAGTAAGAAGACGAGCGACCCCGCCGCGCTGCTGCGGAGCGAGATGCGCGAACCGGCGCCGCCCCCCGAAACAGTAAACGTCGCTACAGTGTACGATGATCCGGCGTTGAACTGGATCGTGTGAGCGGCGGTGCCGTCGTCCTTGAAGTCGTTGCATGTAAACCCATTGGTGGCGATGATGTGGGTTCCGGCGAATGCACCTGAGGCAAGCCAGATATTGTTGAATGTACAACCGCCTGGATTAAAGTTGACGGACCCGGTGAATTTCAGCGTTGAGGTTCCAGCATTCAGATTGCTGGTCGTGATCGTGCAGCTCCCGGCCGACTGCGTTACGGTGCTTGAGCCGAGATTAAGTGTGAATGTCCCCGTGCAACTGATGTTCCCCGACGTCGTGATGTTGTGGTTGTTTGTATTAAACGTCGCCGAAGAGGCTGACAAAGTCAGCGTTCCAGACATCGTTAGCGCATCGGCCAGGTCCCACGTGCCGGCGCCAGATGATATCGTTACACTGGCGAGAGTCTTACCGTTCGTCGTGATCGTGCCGCCGGAATTGCCAGACAGCGTGATCGTTCCGCTCAGGGACCACGTAGTGCCCGCATCTATTGTGAGACTGCCGTTTGGGTTGAGGCTTCCGCTCCCATTGATTGTGCCGCTGTAGCCAGTAGTGGAGAGCGCCTTAGATGCGCGCGTGCCTGTTACGGTGCATGTTCCTGATCCAGAGTTGGCGTCGAAGAAAACGTCATCTAACGATCCGGGAACGGATGCGCCACCAGTACCGCCGGACGTCGTTGCCCATTTGGAGCCGGCGGTAGCGTCCCAGTTGGCTGTCCCACCAACCCAGTAGCGACTAGCCATCTAAATTTCCATTGCGATGAAATGTCACGGCAACACCATGAGTTCTATCTTCGCTGTCCAAATATCACCGCTGACCGGCGTGAGCGTCGGGGGTGCGTGCGTTGTCGGAGTCAACAGCATCGGAGAAGTCCGACAGCTTAAGCAAGCTCAGCGTTATCCTTGGCGGAGACGCCATGGACATGAGAACCTGGGAAATCTGATGCTCAACATCCGGCACGGTTACAGTTCCGCGCGCCGGCCTTTCGTTGTCAGACACCAGTTCGAAGAAGAACGGGACCCCGAGATACAGCAGGCCGCCCCATTGGTAGTTGATGATGCGCCCGTTCTTGTACGACGCTCCGCCGTCATCCTCGGAAACAACGCGAATATCGTCAGCCAAGTCTGAATGCGAAATAGTAGCGAAGCACAGGATAACCTCGCCGCATGCCGACGTCTCTACCGCCTCCGTCAGAGACGATGATACAGTGCGCCCAATTCCCCGCTCCGTCATGGCAGCAAATAAAACGACATGGATACGTTGAACCAGTTTCCGCCGAGCGCAGAAATTTTCGGCGCATCCTTGAACTTCATTACCGCCACATCGCCCGTGCGCGGGTGCGTCCTCGTGAACGGCAGGGTCCCGTCCTTGACGGTGTCGCGATAGAACACCATCAAAGCGTTGGTCTGGTCAGCGTCAAATACAAACGAATACGACATCTCCGATGTAGCGACAGACGACCTCCGGCGATTTATCGGCGGACCAACGTCGGGCGCGAAAGACGCAACGTTCCTCGACGGACACTCGCCATATCCGCTGACGGATGCTGTCTGCGGCACATCACTAGGCCACGCCTCCACCTCACACCCTCCGGGTCGGCACGCGCGCCCCGTATCTGCCGCTCATTGCTCCGTCATACTGTCCGCGCGCGATGTCCTCCTGCATCACGGACCGAACTGCCATGCGGATGTCCACGCTGCCATCCGCGTTACGTTTCTTGTCTGTCACATCGACATCTGCGCCATGATTCTCAACAACGACCTTGACGTTGACGTCGCCGTCCCTGCCGCCGAATGCCCGTCGCATTTGATCCGGCCAGCCAATCAATTCGCCTTTATGGGCAAGCACGGCGACTTCGTTGATGCCGGGAGCGTGCGCGTTTAGCCCAGCAGCGAAGCGCGGTGCGTTCTCGAAATAAGCCGGGTGGAGATAGCGCGTCTCTGTCAAGTTACCGACGATGCCGCCGGAATGACCGACGACGAACTTTCCAAGCGCCGGCCCTGTTGCACCAACGCCTGCCGTTGCGAGGTTTGGACCTCCACCGATAAAACCAGATATGGCATTCATCAATGGCTGCACAATCAACAGCTTAATGATCATCTGCTCAAGCGAGCGGATGACGGTCTGCGCCATGTCCTGGAACGCGACGCCAGCTTTTTTTGACCCCGACACGATATCGGTGAGACCGGAGACCAGCGGTCCCTCGATCGCTTGGCTGATCTGCGACAACTGCTCGCGCTGATTGATGAGCTTTCCAAGTTCCGCGTGATACGCGCGCAGCCGATCGAGCTCAGCTTGGTCAAATGGCGTATGCGTGCGCGCCGCATCCTGCTTGAGCTGATAGTACGATGCAAGGTCCGCTCGCGCCGCAGCGGCGGCACCGGCCGTTGCGTTGATCAATTCAATTTCAAGGCGCGCCTGATCAAGTTCCTGCTCGCCCTGCAACTGCCGTCGCACACGGAGATCAGCAGCACGCTCCGCCTCGGCGGCAGCCTTGCGCGCGGCTTCGGCCGCGGCCTTGCGTGCATCGGCCTCGGCATAGAGCTGTGTCACTTGCGCCGCGATCTGCTGGCCAGCCTGCGTGTCTATGGTCGTCTTGGCCTTGACGAGCTCAGCCTCGATCGCGTTCTGCACCTCGCTACGGCGCCCAGCCTCGATCCGCTTGTTGATCGAGTCCGTAACAGCGTCGATTGCCTTTTGCGCGGCGCGCTCATCGGCGATGCGCGCCGCCGCGTTTTCCGGACCGGAAAGCCCGAACGACTCCGCCGTTGGTTGTTTCGCGCCGCCACCACGGTAAGCGGAAACAAGATTACGCGCCCCGAACCCGGACAGGAACGGGATTGGGATGGTCGCCAGGCCAGCCGCAATTTTGAGAATCGTCGCCGGATCGATCGAATTGACGTATTCGAGGCCGCTGGCCAGCGCCTGCACCGCCGTCGTGAGGTGCGTGATCTGAACGATGGCCTGCCCAAACTGCTCTTGCCCGAGCTGGGTCTGTTTCGCCACATTGGCCCAGGCGCCGCTGAGTGTACCGGCCTGGGCCGTGGCCGCCCCGCCGAGCTTCTGCTCGAGCGCGTCGAGAATGGCGCGCTGCGCCTCGGCGGCGTGCCCGGTCTCGTAAAGTGCTTGGATCGCTTTCTGCTGCTGGAAGGTGAAGGTGTCGGCGACCGCGCCAAGTCCCTTCAGACCGTTCACCGGGTCCTGCAGGGCTCGCCCAACGGCCTGCGCGGCCTGGGTGAGCCCGCCGAAGCCAGACGCCGAGAGATTGGCCGCAGCCTTCAGCGCGCGATCGTAGACGTCGCCGCTGACCGTCGTGAACTGCAGGAGCGCCTGTGCGGCCTGCCGCGCGTCATCGACATTCTGGAAGGTCTGCGCAAGCCGTTCGACCTGGTCTGCGGTCTTTCCGCTCGCCGTGCCGGTCGCCTGCATCACGTTCTGGATCGTCGTCTGCTGGTCTTCGAACTTGGAATAGGCTGCGACGGCGTCCGCCGCGTTCTTGGCGAGATAGGCCGCACCGGCTGCTGCTGCGACATAGGCCACACCAACAGCGGCGATTCCGGCGGCGGCCTGCCCAAGTGCAGACGGCGAGACCTGCTCGAGATAGCCGGCCGCCGCAGTCTTGAGATTTTGGAAGTTGACGTGAAGGACATTCCCGACCGATTGATAATCGACAGATGCCTTCTGCACGTCGCGCTGCGCCGCAGCGACGTCGCGGATCTTCTGGGCGGCTTCAGCCGCGCCCGGAACCTCATGGACGATCCGGACCTTTTTGACGAGATCGGCAAGAGTCGGCATCAGCGGAAAACCACAGTAATGGCTGGGGTGCGGTTCAGGCGGGTCGGCACTTCCGGCGGTGGCTCGCGCCACTCGAATGAGATGTCGGCCACGTCGGCAAATTCATGCGCGGCGATGGCGGCGACGCCTTCGAACACGCCTTCAGGCGTTTGCTGAGAGAGTCCTTGCTCGATTTTGCGGGCATACGGGGTCATGTTCACGAACACGAACTCATGCATTTCCTCGGTCGCCTCTTCCGGCTCGATCTCATCGCCATCTCCAGTCAGACGGAACGAGTCGGCGTAGGTTCCGGTCAACCGCGGAGAGCTTTCCTCGAGCAGGTCGAGGATGTAGCGCAGCACCGAGGCGCGGTCGTTTTCTTCTTGATCGCTGGCCAGCAAGCGCAGAGCAGCATGGCGAAGCGCGCGCGTCGCCAGCATGCGCGCGACTCTGGTGAGGAGCGACGTACCGAAATCAAACTTGTATTCGATGTCGACGAGCCTCGCCGGCAGCGCCGCCTTGACCGTTTCCGTTTTGACGTCGGTCAGCACACCATTGATGGTCGACGTGTATGGGACAAGCGCGTTGACGCGCTGCGCAGTGATCAACTCGACGACGCGCGTCCCGCCTTCGATTTGGATGACTGACGACAACCCGAGGTGCCCGGCCTGGGTCTGCACAAACGCTTCCGGAACGGCGAGCGCCGTTTGCAATCCAACACCGGCCTGGGCGATTATCTGCTGGTTCGTGCGTTGCGCCTCTGCGACCTGGGAATTCGCGTAATCGGCCAGAGCCTGCGCCAAGAGTTCATCGGCCGTCGTAACGCCGAGTATCTCAGCTTCGGTTATCTCGTCGATTTCTACTTTGAACCCCATGCTCGATTTCGGCGCTTTCCATCGCTCGCATCAGCGCGGCGAATTGTTCGATCTCATCGATGTTGGCGATGCCATTGGCCAGGGCATACCGGCGGATCGCGCTCCACGGAATTTGGCCAACATCGAGCCCGACCGGCCTGTCGCTGCGCAGATCGGCGTAGGCTTGCCATTCAAAACTGAGCCAATTCGGCAGCGCTGGGCGCGATTTAAGCGCCTCGACTTCCTCGCCCTCTGCGGCGAGAGCTTCGAACCAAGCGAGATCGGCGCCCCACGTCAGATACCAGCGCAGGGCGGCCGTCAGTTTTTTGTTGCTTCGTCCTGCGCTGCCCTGCGCTTGTTGCGCAGGTAGTTCGCGGCGAACGCGGCATCGGCGAGAAGGTCAGGGAATTCGGAAAGAATCTGCGGTGAGATTGGGAGCGGCGTTCCGTCGTTTTCGGTCAGGTCCCAATCGGTCAGGACCGTTTCGGCATAGAGCCTTGGTGCGACGCGCGGATCTGTTTCGGCATCGATGCCATCGCGCTCGTCCGCAGGGAGAGCCTTGACGATCTCGCCGAAGACCCGACGATAATCCGCATTCCACACCGGGCGGACGCGCAGACGCACCCCGGCTGTGAACTGAATATCGTCCACCCATTCGCCTGCCTTTTCGGCCGCGGCAATGGACTTGAAAGAATCAATCGTGGGCATCGCCACTCTCCGTTTTGACCTTCTCTGCTGCCGCGAAACTGGCGAGCCCCTTCGCTACAGCGTCGTCGGCGAAATCGTCCGGCACGTCGACCGGGTCCGGCGCCGGCGCGAATTTCTGGCCCGGCCGGCTGCGCGCATCCTCGGATTGGTCCGGCCAGCCCTCGAATGCCTTCTCGATGATGATCTTCTTCACGCCACAGCCCTCGTGATCTTGATCGACGCCGCATCACTCGAATAGTATTTCGCCCGATACGGCTGGGAGATCATCACGTCGCCATTCGGGCCTTGGATGGATTTGGCGCCGTCCAGGAAGACGATGTTGCCCATGTCGATCTGATACTTTGACCCGGATACCGAGCCGAGGACAACACTGAGCGCGCCGCCGCCGTGATCGAGATTCTTCTGATAATGGGCGTTGGACGCGTAGTACATTTCGAGCGTCCCGGTGACGTCGCAAAGCCCTTCTCCGAACTCCTCGGAATAGAGCGCGTCCACCACGGGCCGCTGAATAAGGCTGTTCTTCACAGCGATCGTCAGCTTCTTGATCTTCGGCGTGGTCAGGCTGGCCACGGATAGCGAGCCGACATTGGCCCCCGCCCCCATCACGTCGTTGTTGCTGGCCGCGGTGTACGTCGCAGAACCTAGAATCGCGGTGTCCAGCGTTTCCTTCTGGCCGATGATCTCGAACGACCCCGTGATTTCGGACTGCGCCGTAATGTCGAGACTGAAATTGTCGACGGCGCCCATTGTCAGCCGAGAGAACGACAGCGTCGCCGCGCCGGTGACGTAGGTCTCCTCGAACGTCGCGAAGTTGCGCGTCGTCCCGTTCTTCAGGACATTGGTCTGCCACGACCCGAAGAGGGCCTGCGCCAGCAGGTCGTCGAACGCGCCGTAATGCAGCGCGAAGCCGTAATTGACCGACGCGGACTGATAGGTGTTCACCTCGCTCCGGTAATTGCGGTCCTGATTGATTTCGGCAATCGGCTTCGTCGTCTTGTGCGTACGAATGCCGCCGCCAGTCACGCGGATACATTGGAACGCAGGTGATGTCGGCGTTGTCCCCGGCGTGACTTCGGCAATATAGGCCACGCGCGTGCGCGCGCCCGACGGAATCGTCATGACGTTGGCTCCATCTCATGCGGGTTATCCGACGATGTAGTAGCGATACGGAACGGCGAATGAGACTTGGAAATAGGAACCAAGATCGTTCGCGTCGTTGATCACCGGCGGGGACGGCGCGAAGGTTTGCACGCCATCGAAATATTGACCACGGAACAGCGCGCGAAGCGCGTCGCACCAACCAAGAGCGCGCGCCGCCGCAATGCCCCTCTGCTCGTTGACCACAACACGAAACGCACCGGCCTCGCGATAATGATTTGCGCCAGGGGAGCCAAGCGTCAGTTGGTTTTCGCCCTGCACCGGGTACTGAACCGCGACAAATGGCGATCCGTCGCCGGGCGGCATGCCCTGTTCGTTGATCCCGAAGATCGGAGTCGTGTTCCAATTCGCGGCGAGGCGCGCCTCGACCGCATCGGCGACCGCTTTGCTCGGCATCGTCAGCCAGCCACCAAAAGCTCAATTCGGACAATCTCGCCAGTCGGCGCGATCAGTTTTGGCGGCGCTTTGATCAGTCGTTTCCGTCCTGTCGCTTTGACGATGATACAATCGTTCTGCTTCGGCGCCCATGGCGCGCGTGGATATGTGACAGCATCAGATGCCCCACCAGGCCACTGCGCCGCCAGAAGCGGCGTCGGCGACATGATGACTTGCGCATCTCCAATACTGATGCCAGATGTGATTTCCTCGCCGGAAAGTTCATGGACAGCGACACGCACGTCACAATCGACGTTAACGACATTGCCGCCGGTCCCGACAACCCTCCGCAGCACGGCGTCTTCGCCCGCCGCGGCAAGGGCGGCGTCAAGCGATGCGAGGAGGGAGGCCGACATTCAGCGCACGCTGATCCGGGTCGTGAGCACGGTGTTGGCATAGGTCCCGGTGGTCGTAAGCACTGCGCGCAACTGTGGACACAGAAGGCCGTCGTTAACGCCATCGGTCGAGAGCGCGGAATAGGCGCCCACGCTCTTCGCCGTGAGACCTGACAGGTTTGCATATTTGACGGCGGTAACCGTGGTGAATGCGAATCCGGCGACGTCCAGCCAGACAGTGCCTCCGTCGCAGCTCGTCTGCACGACCGCCAGAGCGGTCGACCCGCCAGACCCGTAGGAGAAGGAGGCCGTGATCGATACTGCTGTCGCGCCGTCGAGACCGGTGATCGCGGTCTGCGCCTCGCCGGTCAACGCCACGGTGATCTGGCGCGCGGAGAGCGTATAGGCGCCGATGTTGACGCCGGCGAGCGCCTGCGAGGCGAAGACGAGCGCCGCGGCGAGCGCAGCGAGATAACGGCGCATGATTTTCCTCACGGCGAGCCAACCAATGGGACTCGGTAATTCTCGAGCACGTCGGTAACTTCCGGCGGCATGTTGCCAGCGTCGCTCCCGGTCGGCACCCAAAGCCGTATTGACCGGACGCCTGGAATATCCTCAGACATCATGGCCGGGTCCCTGCCACGGGCCAGGAACCGCTGCACCACCATGCGCGCGATCTTGCCGGCCACGTCTTGAGGGACGGTCGCGTAACCGGCGCTGTACGTCACCGAGATCGCATAGGCAGGCCAATTCTTCGGATAACCATCATCGGCAAGCCGGATGAGTTGGCCGTCGGAGGCATTGATCCGAAAGTCGGTGCCATCAACCAATGTCACGCCGTTCTCGAGAACCTCGGTGACATCGACAATCGGCCAAGTCGAAAGCTGAAGCGGCGCGACGCCGCCCGTCATCAGCTGCGGATACGGATCGCGCTGCGGCCAGAACTCGTCCTTGATCGTCTCGACCGCGAAGATTCGGTTCACGTATTCCTGCGCGGCGCGCGACGCCTCAGCGATGTATCGGTTTAGCCTGTCGTCGTTTGCCGTGCCGGTTTGATCGAGCTCATCTTTGACAAGAGCAAGCGTGATCAGATTTGTATCGGACGCCGGCGTGACGACGGTCCGGATAAAGCCGCGGCGCGCCATCGGCGTTAGGGCCCGACGTAAAGGATGATCGTGCCGCCCTTGGCGTTACCGGCATTCGCAACGGTCGGTGTCACGGACTGCCCCTCAAGCAAGATCGGAGCGGTTGGGACCGCGATGCTCGCATTCACGTTGGACAGATTTGCTCCGCCACCGGCAAGAAGGTCCGCGCCGTCGGCGTCCAACAGGGTCACGTCGTAGAGGTCGGTTGGCTGCGTGCCGCCTGCATCAGGTTTGTATTTGACCTGCCGCAGATGGCCGCGCTTCACGTCGACGGTGTTTCCCGAGACGGCGCCGGCGGCGTCGGAGGTCCAGGCGATCGTGTATTTGGTGAATCCGCCACCGATATCGGCTGAGCTTGCGGCGACTGAACCGGCCATTCCTCTTCTCCCAATTCCTCGCGACCGCGGTCAAACCGCGGCCGCATCAGCCTGTCGAAGAATGAGCGGATCAACGCCGCGTCCAGATTTTCACGTAGTCGATATACAACGTGCCGACGCCAGTGCCGGACGCCTTGTATGCTGACATGTAAGGTTGCAGGATCGCGTTGGCACCGGTCGCAGCGAACGCGACAGACCCAGCGGCGTTCACGCGGTCGCCGTTGATGTAGTAGGCGACATCGGTCACATCAGACGCATCGATGCGGACAATTGCCCAATCAGCCGTCGTGAGCGTGACGCCGGCAGACGTCGACACGGTGTTGACGCCGTCTTTCGAACGATAGACGAGCGCGCCGTTCGCCGTGGCACCGACTTGCAGGTAGTAGCTCGCATTGTCGGGACCGTCGATCCAGTCGTCGGATAGGCCAAGCACGGTCTGCACCGCGGCAGCGCTTGGAAGCACAGCAAACTTAAACCGCGCCTCAAACACAAGCCCCTTCGTGACATCGAAGTTTCTCTGATCACCGCAGTAGAGTGCGGCATCTTGTTTTTCGCTCGTGCTCGTCAGCGTACAGGCAATAGCTCCACCTGCCGCATCGGCGACGCCGGCGACGGTCGGTGGCGCGGCGCCGACGATCTTCTTTGTCCATGCTACGCCACTCTCTGCGGAACCTGCCGCGGGGATGACAACCGCGCCGGCTCCGACAAAGTCGTCGTAATATGCAAGCGGCGCATCGTACCGTACGCGCTCGAAGGATGTCTTGTCGAAGACTTCAAGAACATTATCGCGGCTCAGTTGGCCGGAATTCCGGGAACGATCGCTCACGTTCAGTCTCCATCAGAGATAGATGGAGCCGCCGCAGCGACCCCATTTTGGAAGAGGGAAGAGAGCCGGCCCGCAGGCCGGCCCGGAGTAGGCTCAGCGCGGAGGGGCGGTTTACGCTGCGGCCGACGGAGACGATGCCTGCTGATAGCTCGGCAGGCCATAGGCCGTGACCGACACGAAGTTCGTGGCCTGCGACGAGTCGGCGAAGTTGAGGTAGACGTAGGGATAGCCACTCGTCAGGTCCTCGGGGAGAACCTCGAAGACGACCTGCTTCGACTTCACGTCGTTGGTCACGGTGACGGATGCGCCATTGGCGTTCTTGGTCAGCGTGTCGCCGGCCGCGGCATCTTCATTCTTCCAATTCTGCGAGGACGGCCCTGCTGCGGTGCTGCCGCCGGTGACGGCCGTCGCCTGCTTGAGCGCGACGGCTGTGGCGTGGCCAACCGCCTGCTTCATCTCGGCGACCAGCCAGATCTTGTGCAGACCCTTGCAATTGATGCGGCGCGAATCGGCGCCGCCGTTCGAGGTCGTCGGCGCGAGCAGAGGAGTGATCCGGAGATTAGCCGGCAAAGAAAATTGGCGAGCCATGGTGAGTGGTCCTTCAGAGAAAAAGCCGGCCCCACCAGCGGCCGGCTTCGGGAACGGCGCGTCTCACGACGCGGCCTTTTGAACGGCTGGCGCCGTATAGAAGCTTGAAAAATTGCGCCGCAGCGTTTAGATTAGGGCGCATCGCATCGGCCGGAGCGCATGGTACCGCAGTGCATCGCATTGCAGCGCAACGTAGAGCCATGGAGTGGCAGGATTGGGAAAGGGCGCCAGATGATGGCGCCCTTTCTTGTTTTAACGCGCGGCAAGTGCGACGAACGGCGACTTCGTCGCGCTGCCCTTGAAAGGCTGAAGGGGTGCGTGCCACATCGGCCGGCCGTCGACCCGATAGGTCACGCGGAACCGCATTTCATCGGTGTCGAACGCGACGTGCATCGAAGTCGCCATCTGGACGCCGCCCTTGTCGACAATGGTGTATTGCGACAAGTCGACGAGAGCGATGTCATTCACAGCGCCGAGCGTCGCGTTGTACTCGGTCGCAATCACCGGGCGATTGTAGAGCGTGGCGAAAGGCGCGCCGGACAGACCGCCGGGCGGCAGATAGACCAAGGCGCCCGCCGTACCGATCACCTGGTTGAGCGAGTAGAGCTGCGGCTCGATGTCCTGGTTGATCAGCCAAACCGCGTTCTTGCGCGACCGCGCCCAGCACCGCGACCACATCTTGTCGATGTTTTCTTTGACAATGGTCGTGGAAGCTTGGCCAGTTTCCTTCGGGATCACAATCGCGGCAGGAGAGTTGACATAGCCAAGCGGCTGGCCGACGCCGGTGCCCTCGACGATCGAGTCCTCGGTCATGAACATCACTTCTTCCGAGAACGCTTGTGACGCGATCGAGGTGAGCGCCGTCGAGTCCTGGAGAAGCTCGTCGGTGACGGTCATCTTCGAAATGAGCTTCTTCAGGTCGAATTCGACCAGACGGAACTTCGGCTTGCTCTCATCGCCGGACGTTCCTTCCGCAGCCCACTTCGAGGAAACGCCGCCCCAGCGGGACCCGCTTGCCCGGCTCGTCTCATCGATGCCGGGGATCTTGAGACCGTTCGCATTGCTGCTGATCGGAATCTTGTTCACCCGACTCAGCACGTCGCCCATGTCATGGGCGAGCATAAAGATGGCGGCCTGGAAATCAGTCTGCACCAAGAAGCCGCCGCCGGTCGGGTCGACCTCGCCGGCGCCGGTCGGGGCGCGCACGAGGCGGGCATCGCTGTTGGTCCCGCGGCTGGAGTAGTGGGCGAAGATTGCCTGGAGCTGCTCGCCGAAGTTCCGGAACTGCCGATCGGGGCTGATCGAGACGCCGAGCCCGCGGCGCGCGATGCTCAGGCAGTCATCGAACATGATCGGACGCTGTTCGCGGCGGCTGATCGAGCGGGCCTCGGCAACCAGGCTCGAGAGCGTGCGATTGCCATCCGGCTGTTCGTCCTGGCCCTGCTGGCCGTTGACCGGGCGCGCCTGTGCGGCCGCGCGGCTCTGCGCTTCCTGCGCGGCCTTGATCTGGTCCTTGAGATCGTCGATCTCGACCTGCTTGGCGCGTTCCGCGCGTTCGCACGTCGAACGCAGTGTGCCGATCTCGCCTTCCTTGGCCTCGAACGCCTTCTGGTCGCTCACCAAGCCATGGAGTTCCTTCATGGCGGCGCGCAACTTCGTGTGCTCGGGGCCGCTTCGCTTCAGCGTGTCGAGGTCGTCTTGCGCTTTGCCAAGAGCCTCCTGCAGTTCATGGACCTTTTTGGTCATAGTAGTGGGCTCCATCACAGGGATGGCCGACGTCGTCCGACGTTGGCGAAGTGCCTTGCCCAAGGGCCTTTAAGGGCGTCCGGCCGGGCATGGCCCGGCATTCCGTCGCCCGGCTTTCACGCGCGGGGAACGGAGATTCAAAACTCTGATTTTCGATTGCTTCAGTTCAGTTGAAGCTGCAGCTCGAGCGCACGGGCCCGGCGGGCGCGTGTCGCGCGCTCCGCGTCTTCCTGGTCGTCTTTATCGCTGGTATCGCCAGATGTCTGAGATTCTTCCGCGCGCTCGTGGCTGTCTCCCTCGCCGCCCTCGCCGTCTTCAGCGTCGTCGTCGCCGAGCGCGTCGTCGATGAAGCGCTTGAGCATGTCGCATCCGCGCGTCATGTGGTCGTGGCACTCGCGAAGCGACCGCTCGCTCGCCGAAGAGAGAACTTTGCCGGAGCGCTCGCGTGCCTCGTTTGGAGAGATCAGCCCAGCGCGCACCGCGCGCATGGCGAGATCGTCCGCCGGCGCGCCGCCGGTCAGTTCCTCTTGCACCTCTTCGGAAACATACTTCTTCAGCCACTCACCGAGTTGCTTGGTGATGGCGGAAAGTTCCGCAGGAAGCGGGCTGCCGTCTTTCTCGTATTCCGCCTCCCAGGCGCATTGCTTTGCGAGGGATGACGCGCATGCCAGCACATATGCCGCCTCGGATACGCTGTAGAGGTCGCGTCGGAACGACTCGGCGTTGGCATTTTGGTCGGCTGCCGGTAGCGCGGCGCGGTATCCGGACAGAACGGACTCGGCCTCTTTCCTGACATCTTCCGGAAGATCGAACGCGGCGAGTTCGGCGGCCGCGGCATCGAGGCCAGCGCGGCATGTGCGGAGTTTGCCGTCGGCGGCGACCGCGGCAAACCGGATCCCGCAAGCAGAGAAAGACAGGTCAGGGCGATGGATCAGATGGCTCTTGCGCCGATATTCGGCGAATTGCTTGGCGGCCATGCCATCCGGCTTTTCATCGCTTGGCGGCCACGCCATTCCTTCGTCGATCGGGATCGTCCGCGATGCGCCGACTTTCCACCCAGACACTTCCCGCCGCGCCTTGTCTGCCGCTTCTGCCCGAGATTTCCATGAGCCCGACGGCATCTTGGCTTCTCGGCGCAGCGCCTCGATCTCGGCGCGCGGGACAAGCAACATGCCGCCGCTGTCGAGCACTTGCTCCGCCCATTGGTAGAGCGGCCCGGTATCGATGCCCGCGGCGCGCGCCGTGGCGAGCGCGTTCGGCAGAGCCGGAACAGGGACCTGCGACACCTCAAGGAGTTCGGCGAGCGCGAAATCGATGCCGCCGGGACGGCTGCGGTCCTTGGACCACGACCATTCGAGCGGATTCCATGACACGCTGGTCGCATTGATGTAGCCGCCGCGGACGAGCTTGTAGATGGTATCGGCGAACTCGTATTCATCGCGCTCGGCGTACTGGACCGAGCCGGTAAGCACGCCCCTATTGTCAGCCAAATCTACAACTTTCCCTATCGGTGGCGACTTTGAATCGTGACACCAAAGAAAAATGTTGTTTTTTCGAAAATTCACCAAATCCCAGGCCGCGATTGTGTGCCTATCGCGTGCGACTTCCGGAGTGGAGAACATATACCTAACGACCCGCGAGCCGTCTTCAACAACACCGGCCTGCGGCGCGGCAAACCGCGTGTATATGGTCATCCCGCGCATCTCCGATTATGTGGCGCCGCTTGGCGTCTCAATGATACCAGCCGATTTAAGCCGCGACTTCAGTTGTTCTATTTCCGATCTCAGCCTTGAAATGAGATCGTCTTTCTCAATGTGGGTCATTCGGCCCGCATGTGGAGGATACCATCGGCTCTTGTTGATGCCCTTCTGCTCTTCAGCAGATTTCTTTTTGTGGCACTCGACACAAAGCAACTGCAAATTCGAAATGCTTGTTTCGCCACCGGACGATACTGGCACTGTGTGGTCTACCTGAGCGCATCCGCTTCCTTTGAAGCGAAGAACCGACCCGCATTCCTTGCACAGCCCACCCGCATTAAAGAATACAACGAACCTGACAAACGCATTTGTTACGCGGCGGTGGCCAATCTTATGGCCTTTCAAGAAGCCGTCTCGCCATGCCGTCATCTTTGACATGCCAGTCAGTTCAGTGAGCGGCTTCCGATGAGCATCACAAAGCCAGCCAGTGCTCTGCCGCCTCCGCCAGTTTCCGCCTTCTATCAATCCGCGTTGGCCACAGCCAGGCCATGAGCATCCAACATGGCCGCGGAACTTCTCTTTTTGGCAATCACGGCTACAGAACACGAGGCCAGCAAGCGGCCCCTTCTTCCCTTTCGAGAAATGGCTTGGAACCCTCTCCACGGCCTTACCGCATGTCGTGCAATGTGCGCAAATCTTCTCGCTTCTGTCTTTACGCCGCCTTGCAGATGCGCTCATGCGCGACCGTGTTTCAGCACTGACATGCCGCGCGCTTGACGAATGACCGCCCTGTGGCGGATTATCCGCTGAGATCGTCATCGAGATTACCCCTCGGTTTCGGTCTAGAGGCCGCGGGTCCTGCCAGGGACTTCGCGGCCTCGCTGTTATATGCCGAAAACATATTATTCGGTAATGGATCGCAGCATCCACCGCCATTTTTCGTGACGATCGAGCCGTTCCTGCAAGATGTTGGCGAGCCCGTCGTTGGCGACGCTCTGCGCCGC